CAAGTTTGATACGAGTTCCATCTCAGGTGGAATGTTCAGCATTAAATATCAACTATTTTTGAACGATTTATACTATTTTAACTCTGTTGAGTTGTTGCAATTTGCAATGACTAAGACTTATCTTGAGGATATTGATTTCTTATTGACTCCAGATAAGCAGATTAGATTTAATAAGCACCAAAATAGACTATATTTGGATATTGAGTGGGAATCTCAAACAGCAGGAGATTTCTTAATTATTGATTGCTTCAGGGCACTGGATCCTGAGACATTCAGTGATATTTACAATGATAGATTTGTGAAGAGATACCTTGTTGCTCTTATGAAGAGACAGTGGGGTCAGAATCTAATCAAGTTCAGAGGGGTAAAACTTCCTGGAGGATTGGAACTTAACGGAAGAGAAATTTACGAAGACGGAGAAAGAGAGTTACAAGAAATTAAATCCAAGATGGCACTGGAGTATGAAACTCCTCCTCTTGATTTTATAGGTTGATGAGATATGGCATTAAATCCGTTTTTTCTACAAGGTTCACAGGGCGAGCAGAGACTAGTTCAGGACCTAATTAATGAGCACCTTAGAATCTATGGTGTTGAAGTAACTTATATTCCCAGAAAGTTCGTCGCAAGAGAAACAATCATGGAGGAAGTAACATCCTCCAAGTTTGATGACAACTTTTTGATTGAGGCATATGTAAATACGTATGAAGGGTACTCTGGATCAGGAGATATTCTTACAAAATTTGGAATGAGTCTGAGAGATGAAGTAACTCTCACATTATCAAAAGAAAGATTTGAAGATTTTATTGCACCATTCTTGGATGCAATGCCAGAGTCTGAAATAGAGGTTTCTACCAGACCTAGAGAGGGAGACTTAATTTATTTTCCTTTAGGTCAAAGACTCTTTGAGGTTAAGTTTGTAGAGCATGAAAAACCCTTCTATCAGTTGGGTAAAAATTATGTTTATGAACTGAAGTGTGAACTCTTCGAATACGAAGACGAAGTTATTGATACCGATATCGACGAAATCGATACTCAGATTCAAGATGAAGGGTTTATCACAACTCTCAACTTGGTTGGAACTGGAAGAACCGCAACTGCAACGGCAACCTTATCTCAGCCAACTGGATACATTCGGAAGATTATTCTTAACAACGATGGTAGTGGTTATAATACTGCACCTACCGTTGCCATCTCCACAGCACCGTCAGGCGGTGTTAATGCCACTGCAGTAGCGATTACTACTAGCATTGGTGGTGTTAAGTCTATTAAGGAGATTCTGCTTACTAACGCCGGTTCTGGATACGTTACACCACCATTGGTAACCATCCTAAACACAGGAACTGGTGGTGTTGGAGCAGCGGCAACAGCACTGATTGAGACCACAGGTAAAGGTGTTATTAACTTTACTGTAGTTGATGAAGGTGTTGGATATTCTAACTCCAGTCCACCATTGGTTACAATTTCTGAACCCACTGGAAGTGGAACTACTGCAGTCACAAATGCAGATGCGGTTATCTTTGATAATAAGTTGTCCTCCTTCAGAATTAGAGATGCTGGTATTGGACACACCGTAGCACCTACAGTTACTGTCGGAAACCCAACTATCATTACTGGTATTGGTACATATCAATTTAACGAGATTGTCAAAGGAGTTACTTCTGGTACAGAGGCAAGAGTTAAGTCTTGGGATTCTGATACTAAGGTTCTCAAGGTTTCTATGGTTGGAATCGGAACAACTGTATCCGGATTTATACCTGGAGAAGAAGTAAGATCCACCGAATCTTTGGCGTTTATCACTAATGTTTCGTTTGGTGCAACTATCGGAATCCAAACAAACATTATCTCCGGCATAAGTACTGCTGGTATTTCTATTGCTGATGATATTGCAGATTCTGTAAACGTAATTGGTGCTGGTATAACCGTTAGTGCAATTGGTGCAGGTCAGATTACATTAAGTCAGAGCACTATTAACCTCACTCCCATCACACAGACTGTCTCTATCGGAACCACTACATTTACCACATACAGTGTTTCTACTTATGATGACCGTGATATATACGATGAGTATAGTGAAAATGATGAGTTTGAAGTTGAAGCAGACGACATCATTGATTTTTCACAATCTAATCCCTTTGGTACTTACTAATGTTAGGAACTTATTTTTATCACGAGATATTAAGAAAAACAGTAATTTCATTCGGAACACTGTTTAATGATATCCATGTGCGTCATGAAGGTGCCAGTGGTTCTAGTATTAGTGATATGAAGGTTGCTCTTGCTTATGGACCAGTTCAGAAGTTCTTAGCAAGATTAGAGCAGCAGGCAGATCTCAATAAAGCAACTCAAATGAGTTTGCCCAGAATGTCGTTTGAGATGAATACAATACAATATGATGCATCCAGAAAATCTGGCATTACTCAAACATTCAAAGCATCTGATGGAACAAACTTAAGAAAGGTATTCATGCCTGTTCCATATAACATTGGTTTTGAACTCAATATCATGACCAAGTTAAATGATGATGCACTTCAGATTGTGGAGCAGATATTACCTTACTTCCAACCATCTTTCAATTTAACTGTTGATTTGGTAAGTGTTATTGGGGAGAAAAGAGACATTAGCGTAGTTCTTGATAGTATCTCATTCCAAGATGATTATGAGGGAGACTTCTCTACAAGAAGGGCTTTGATTTATACTTTACAGTTTACTGCCAAAACTTATCTCTTCGGTCCTGTTGCCGATACTCCTGAAGGTCTCATCAAGAAAGTTCAGGTTGACTATCATACAACCACTGATAGAGAACTTGCAAGAAGACAGGTTAGATATGCGGTTACTCCTAAGGCATTAAAAGACTATAATGATGATAATGTATGCGTATTAAACGCCAATATCACTAAGACCAAAACTAGACTCACAATTAATGATAGTTCTAATTTAGCGGTCGATGATCGAATCATTATTGACAGTGAAATTATGCGAATTGATGAAATTATAGATGCACAAACTATCGCAGTTAAGAGAGGTATAGATAATACTGTAGCAGCACCACACATTGCTGGATTAAATGTAGATAAACTAACTGCTGCCGATGATGCTCTCGTCGATGTAGATGATAGTTTCGGATTTAATGAAGTTAAAACTGAATTCTTTGACTCTACAACATTCAATCCTGCATCTAGAACTGATTCATAATAGTCATGAACACTAACTTTGATAAAATTGACGAAGCACTCAACATTGAGAGTAGTATTGTTGAGTCTAAACCAATAAAACCTGTCCCACCAAAAGTGGAGAAGGACGATGTAAAAAAAGATTATGAATATACTAGAGCAAACTTATATTCTCTAATTGAAAAAGGACAAGAAGCAATCAATGGCATTATGGAACTTGCGGGAGAAAGTGCAAGTCCTAGAGCATATGAAGTTGCTGGTCAGTTAATTAAGAGTGTTGCTGATACAACAGATAAATTGGCAGATTTGCAGAAGAAAGTAAAAGATTTAGAAGAAGATAAACCAAAAACCCAGAATAATGTTACTAACAATGCATTATTTGTAGGATCTACGTCAGATCTCTCAAAAATGCTGAAACAAGGTTTTCTAAATAATAATACGCAAGATACCACAGAAAACTGATCATGGGTTGGTCTGACAAATATAAAAAGTCAATTGACTGCAACAACCCTAAAGGTTTTTCTCAGCGTGCTCATTGTCAAGGACGTAAAAAGAAGATGAACGAAGAGAAGGGAAATGGCAGGTGCAAACCTGGACATTACTACTGCTATACCAATAAAGAATGCAGACCTATTCCTGCAGGATTTATGGTGGACCCTCAAGGTATGCTCCGTAAAGAAAACGGACACACTGTTGATGAAGGAACTCTTCATAAGTGGTTCAAAGGTTCTAAATCTAAAGATGGTAAAGGTGGTTGGGTTAACGTTGTAACTGGTGGTACTTGTGCTAGTGATGAACCCGGTGAGGGAACACCCAAATGTGTTTCTTCTGCAAAGAGGGCAAGTATGAGTAAGTCGGAAAGACTATCTGCTGCTCGTCGTAAAAAGAGAGCAGATCCTGGTCAACAACAAAAAACTGGTGCTGCAAAACCAACTTATGTCGCTACTGACAAAAAGAAAAAGGTGAGTGAAGCGGTAATGCGAGATAAGCAGGGTCTTGATAAGTTTGATCGTTCCAAACGTATGATTCGTCATATGCAAGACAAATATGGTTCTGCCAAGTCTGGGTTTGGTCCCGATTCTAAGTTTAGAACTGGAAAGGACCATAGTGTTGCTAATGAGAAAAAAATGAAAGAGAAGGTAAACGAGTCCTCTGAAACAATGCAGGCAAAAGTTGCCAAGTTGAGAGAAAGGCAGCGTGCCAAACTCGATGCTTCTAGGAGAGCAGGAGATGCTGCTAGAAGAGAAGGTGAATCTAATAGAGCAGAA